TAGGATTGTCGAAAGCAAAGTAGAAGTTATTATCTTTCTTACTAGCAGTTGACGCACAATACTCAACTGCCACTCTCAATCTACTATCCCCATACTGATAAACATCTATAGTACCTTGTTTCATCTTACTTATATGGGTCAATCCCATTTCTTTAAAGTATGGTGAATATTTATTAACTGTATTACCTAACATATATATTTTAACATCAGTTCTCTGTCTTATTATAGTTGATATGGTATTCATAAATAGTATAAACTCATCTTTCAAATATAACCCTCTAGTTAAAAACTCATCAAATAATATAATTTTTACTAGAGGATATGATATAGATTTATTATGCTCTGTATCTGATAATGCAAAAGCATGAGCGAATACATCTCTATCATTATATATTGGCTTCCCACTCTCATCATAATTGCAGAAATAGAATTTACCTGCATAGTAGTGTATTCCTTGAAACTTTCCGCCACTTGCCTTACTAATTTCATTATTTACAATGAGTGCAGAGAACATTTCACTCGCTCTTTTACCTCTTATATCCTCTTGCCACCTTCTAATTATTGCTAACTGTCCGCCATTCTTAAAGTATTGTTCTATAGCATACTTTAATACAGCATAAGTTTTACCATTAGACCTTTCACCTATAATTATATTATAAACACAATCTTTACTATTTATATTGTCTAGTGAATAGTATTTAGGTTTTTTAGTTTTTAATATTGACAAATCAACCACCTCCTATTTAAAATCTAGTCCTCTATATAAATACCCCTTCATTAAGTTATTTATAAAATCAATATACTGTCTAGATATGGAAAGTGTGAAGTCTGCTTTCTCTAAATGTACTGATGACTCAACACTTATGTCTGCTTCTACCCCTCTATAATCTATTATACTAAATTCATATTTAGTATCAATATAGGTATGTGTCATTTTGCCAGTGTAATCAGCAGGTATATACATCTCGTCATTAAATNTCTCAAACACTTCTGTATTATCTTTAGATATTTGTTTCAAGTATTTAATTCCATTAGTCTTTGACAATCCTGCCACTGTCATTTCCATTTCTCCATTTTCATACTCCACTAAATATCTTTTAGCCCCTAATGTCTTGAACCTAGTATACACACCATCTAATTCCCATACACCTATTGGCTTAACTACACCATCTTTAGTTTTAGGAGATAGTCTATTGAAATCTATTTGATAATGGTCACACATTCTTTTAACTTTCTTTAAAACATTTGAATTATACTGTTCTATAAACGGTTTATACTTATCGTAATTCTTAAATTTAATACTGTCAGTATCTGAATATATATAATCATCCTTCATAGTCATAATACCTATCCATAAATTCCTTCTGGCATAAGCAGTTATCCATACGCCCCATGGATAGTATAAAAATCTTGTTTTACTTTTATTGTACCTTTCAATCAGTTCTTTTGGATTAGCCAACTCAATATTCCAATCATCTTCATAGATTATTTCATCTCTTACAATATCTGTTACACACATTCCATATACTGAATTTAACATACCTTTAGATACCATATACTCAACTTCTTTACCTTCAACATTTTTCAATACTGTCTTATCTTCATATAGTTTTATAACACTCTCTATTATAGGTTTAGGTAAATACCCTCTATAGAACCTATAAACATTAGCTACTTGCATACTATCCCATTCATAAGCATTTTCTATAATATTAAAGTCAACATCTGTAATAGTTGTAGCCAACACATCTGCCGAATAAACCCTNCCATTATTTATAATNGGATTTTTTAACTCAAAACANTTACTTTCTGATATATAGTTCTCAAATGATATTTTACTTCTTATATTTGTAAATCTAACATCGAATACCAAAGCAAAGTTCTTCCTATACCAATTAAAATCCTTCTCTTTAGTGAATGTTGTAGGTATNCCCCTACTCATTGGGAAAAATTCTGTTAACATAACTGCGGGATATGAACTNGAGAAATCTATAGAAGTCACATTTTCAATAACCTTACCAGTATAGTTAGCATTAGCATGAGTGAACCCGCCCATAAAGGCTCTCTTGCACATCTTATATACATCTTCTGTTAATTCTAAATCTTCCATCAACTTCCTATATCTATTGTACTTACCCTTACTACTTTTTGCATGATTAGTATTGGTGTAGTAACAGTTATTCCTAACATAAGNCCTAACTCTACCAGTATTTGTCAGTGGTATTTTAGTTATATCTCCATATAGTGCAATCTGTTCATTGATATAGTTTAGAACTATAACTACATCATTTACTGCATATTGTAATTCCTCACTCGTTAGTTCTGTAGCATGATGTCTAATCTTTTCATAATCTAAATCTCCCTCCAACTTTCTTATTTTATGATTGATTAGGTTCTCTGCCAATTTTGATAGTGAAAGATTACTTAATATATAACTATCTCTAAATTCAATTCCATAACTACATAACGCTTTTATTGGCTTTCTTTCTTCTACTGAAAATACATCTATCCATTCAAGATATTTTCTCATAAACTGAAATTCAAAAGATAAGTTATGAACATAACATATTAATATTCTATTCTCTGATAAATTAAAGTGAGATTGTAATTCTTTACATACTGCAATAAACTCTTCCCAAGTTCTCCCATGTATTACTTGCTCACCATCTCCTAGACCCATAGTCCATAAATACATAAATGCAACTTTTTCGCCATTTACATATGTCGAGGTGGTTTCAATATCAAAAGCACATTCTAAATTTATATAGGTTTTCTTCTTATTAGTTCTTATTTCANTGTATTTTATAGCGTCTAAATCAAACTTTACATTCACAACCACCACCTACTATAATTTATTTATTATACGTCCATCCATGCACCTATTTCAACTTGNTAAAAATCCATATGCTCTAATTGTATCATTTCAGCTATTATAGGTATTGCACTCTCCATATCTGAAACNCTTTTTAGAAGTTCTGCATTTTCATCTTCAACATATTTATTGATAACTTCCCATATCTTTTGATAACCTATAGCACTAGCAGAACCCTCCACATTCCTCAAATATTGTTCTATTTTACTGGCTAACTCAAAGAAATTTTTAGTTAAAACAGGTAGTTCTTTAACACTTTTATACTTAATGCCAGTCATAGCCGCTATTTCTTTCAGATATTTATTTGCCTCTCTTACTAAAGATGTTTTAGCATTTAAAAATTGATTAACTCTGGCTAATTCCTTCTGTAACTCATTATAGTCTTTACCTTTCACCGAAAATTTAACTCCACCCTTATAACTCAACCACATCTGATAAGCTGGTAGGTGAGTAAGATTATTTTTCTCTAATCTAGCCAACCTCTTATTAGCCATACTTGCCTTCCTAGCAACCTCTGCTTTCAGAGCTCGTAGAGCAAGTTCTTTACCTTCTTCATCTTTTGTTATGTTGGCATAGAATCCAAGAGTCATTTTATTTTTTGCCATCTATACTAACCTCCTAAANATTATAGTATTTCAAACAACCCTATAGCAAACTTTCTCTTATTAACCTCATCACTTATAACATAGTAGTTATATAGATACTTTATATTGTTAGCCCTTCCATGTTCAAATGCATTTACNTTCTTAATGTTTAAACCTTGTATNTTGCAAAAATCTGTAAGGNTCATTTTTAATACATTCTTTCTATACTCTTTACAATACTTACCTACTTTTTCAATTAAGTTATCCATAACATACCTCCTTTTTTAAAAGTGGAGAGTGTTACCTCCCCACTTTACAATTCCACCCACTCNATTCCATAGCAAACTTTATTATATTTCTTTGAAACATACTCTCGAATCTTAAATCCTATTTTACCTAAATTAATTTGCTCTACTAATTCATCATCGTTTATAATCTGTTCTATATCTCCTATCAAATGTTTAGGTAGATTAATGAAACACCTATCACTAACTGCTACTGGAGACTTCCCAAACTTTGTATCGCTGATATACAAAGCTCTTACTGTATACACTTCATCCTTTCCATTTGTCTTGTATAAGTCTCCTAACTTCTTGTACTCAAACCCTTCAGTGTCTACATAAGCAAATTTTCTCTTTTTGTTAAAATCCAATATACTCATAACACCACTCCTTTTATTAAATAATTTTTGTTTTTTACTTGTATTATACCACACCAAACTTCTAATGTCAACAGATATTTTATAATTTCATAAAAATATTTTTTCTTTATTAGATTTTCTCACCTGCCTATCAATAGTATAGGCAATAATATTCTATTAATAACAGATATTTTTATAATTTCACATAAAAATTTTTTGGCGGACGGGGGGCGTGAGTTGTTAGAATTGATGAGATATGAATATAATAATATTAGGCTTGCTAAATATTGCATCCTGCGTTATAATCATACCAACTTTGAAATGAAATACGAATATATGTTTCTGAATATTTAAATTTTCCGATATATGACAATTTATGAAAAAAAATGAATATATGTTTCTGAGTATTTAAATTTTCCGATATATGACAATTTATGGAAATGAATATATGTTTCTGAGTATTTAAATTTTCCGATATATGCTTTAGTACTTTAACACTTTAGCGTAGTGAAGTGGGGG